GATTCAGCTTTTCGCGAACCCAGTCTGTAAATCGTGCCATAGTTTTCCCTTAAGTAAACTCCGAGAAAAAACTACCAAAGCTTTGTTTGGGTACAACAGTGTCACCGCCAACAAATTTTGCGCGCTGCGATTCGATCCAGTGTGCCTGCTTGGGTTCACTACCAGGTCGAGGAGCCTTACCGTAAACGCCGTGAAGTGCTACATGATGACGATTACAAAGGGTGTAAACTTGATCATATAACTCGGTACGATGTTCTGCAATAAACTCATCTCGCACAGCCAAAATGCCGTCATCGGTTGAAATGTCGTAGCCACGAGCTTGGGCCCATTTATCCAAGAGTATTGTAACTGAATGCAAATGATGCAGCTCTAAGTCCGCAGTAGTCGAACAAATATAACACGCATCTTTTTTCTCATAGGCTGCTTTAGCCCTGTCACGAACCCACTTAACGGGTATTCGCTTGTTTGTGTTTTTTGCCATGCAAATACTTTCATTTCCACTTATTATAACCTAAGAGCAACAAAAAGTCAATGTTAAAATTTTTTATACCATTATACTGTATAAGTGTATAGTGCATAACGAACAGCATCAGCCATGTGACTATACTTATCATGCATTGGACGTTCACGCTGGAGACCCTCGCGTTGATCCCAACGATATTGGTCAAACATAGCACGTACGTGAGTACAGTGAGGTGCTACCTTTAATCGACCCTGCTGTAGCAATGTTTGCACATAAGCAATACCTGGTAACACATCTTTCTTAGCCTTGGTGGTTGAGATATTGTAAAGGTAAGCAAGGTCACTGGCAAACTGTGCAGCTGCACTATCAATAAAAGTAACTTCAACTCCGTGTTTTTCATTTAGCTCACGAAACGCAGTAGCATGCTGCTCGGTAGTCTGCTCCGAATTTAAGTATTCATCGACAATATAAAAGCAATCGCGACCCCAATCGTAAACGACAGTGCAGTAAGCAGTATCATCTCGGTAGCCAGGGTCGCATCCAGCAAACGCTTCACCTTTAAGATCTTGTGGAATTTCAACAATGTCTTCTTCCTTTAGTGCATAAATTTGTCCTTCAAACACGGTGAAAGACGCTAAGTATTCTTGTTCAAACTCGGCTTTTGACATGGACCTGCGTGCTTCTGCAACATCGGACTCAGCCATCCTGGTATTCTCCGAGTAGTCGGCTTGTAGGCTAATCCATTCTGGAAAGTTCGGATCAAAGCCACGATTCCAAAATTGACTAAACCAGTTGTTGCGACCACGTGGGGTTGAGATAAAAATGGCCTTGGCGTTGGGTTTGTCTAGAGTAGGGCGCAGCGCTACGTTAAACGCAGCTTCGCCACCTTCGCCTAGTGCAGCCTCGTCAAATATGATTAAGTCATACGATCGGCCAACAGTTGAATCAACGGTACTAAGACTGCCCATACGAATGGTCGATCCGTTTGACAATTCAATAATCTTGTCTTTGAGATTGTCGCGAGCCACTTCGAGGTCAAAGTGTTTGATGAGTTTGCGTTGTAATTCAAATGATATAGAACTAAGGTTATAGTTGGGTGAAATAATCAACACATTGCTTCCTGGTACAAGTGTTACTAGTTGACCAATAATATTGGCAATGTAAGTTTTGCCTAAACGCCGTGCAAGGGCCGCACAAATAAAACGGTACTTGGGATCGTTGACTGCATTGATAAGTGCAATCTGTGGACGGTTAATGGTGTCCCAGATGTTGAGCAACTTTAAGTAGTTTGTGATCGGCAGCTTGATAAAGCGTTTTTGCGGATCAAACTCTTGGATAGCGTCACAATTGACTTCGGGTCTGGAGACTAGTAGCATTAAACGCCTTCTCCACTAATCAGCTTCTGCACAAGCTGTGAATATTTGCTACCGTCCAAGCCTTCATTGATTTGCACGTTAACTTGTTTTTGCGGTGCGGACGATTGTTGCGCTTTGGCCAGTGCGATCTCGCGGTCTAATAAGTCCATTGACATCTTATGCGACATTTGTAGTAGTTCAGCAATATCCTTGGTTGATCCAGTTTGCGATTCTTCCAACTCCGAAAACTTTTGTTTGATTAGTGCGTCCATGGCACGTCGCATTAAAAAGCGATTGTTGTAGCCACTATCAAAAAATACTGAGTCGATGTAGGTTTTGACTTCACGGCGAGCCAGGATGTTTGTGACGGTTTCGGGATCTATGTCCAGTTCCTGTGCAACGGCTCTGGCGTCGTTGAGTTGTAGGTACGCGTTGGCAACTTCCAGTGCTTCGGGAGAAATGCGTACAGTTTCGGCAGGTAAGTGAGTTGTCATAGGTGTATCCTTTTGTGTTGATTATACCAGTTTAGGGGCGGAGGCACAAGTGTGGTTTTTGGCACCCTAGGTGTTTTGGAAAAAATCCTTATGTAGGCCGTGTGGGTGGGCCCATAGGCTAGGGGGTATTTTACAGTCCGAAAACCGCCCCTCTTTATTATATGTCTTATCGTGTGTGTTGTCAATAGGTATAAACACCTATGTTGTATTTTGACACACTTGATTTATTCTAGGTTTTTCGTGTATAATAGAATACATGATGACAAGGGAAACCAACATGACACTAATCAAAGAATTTTTGCAGGCTATTGTTTTTGTTGCAATAACCTTTTCACCATTGTGGGCATGGCTTGCGTTAATGAAGCCATGATGTTATAATTTAATCTTACTAGGAGAAAATAAGATGACTACCAAAACTGTAAACTACACTGCGGAGCAAACTGCCCGCATGGTTGCCGACTATCAAGCTGGCATGACTGTTGATTCTATTGCAGAATCGTTGGGCAAAACTGTTCGTTCAGTTGTTGCAAAATTGAGCCGTGAAAAGGTTTATCAGGCTAAAGCCTACAAAACAAAATCAGGCGAAACACCTGTGAAAAAAGACACTCACGCAGATTTTATCGGTGAGGCATTGGGCTTGACAGAAGCCGACACGGAATCGTTGACCAAGGCTAACAAGGTAGCATTGGCAAAGATTGTAGATTTTATCAAGGCTGAAAAGACCTTGTAAACAATAGGGGCTTTGCCCCTATTTTTTAAAACTGTGTTATAATCTATACCATGATAAACGAAAAAATTAAAATTGCAATTTTGGCTAACATTCCCGCACAATATCGGGAGTATGCTACAATATACGCTAGGGCTTCGGGTTGGTATGAGGTAGGTTATGGCATGGTTTCAGCTTACTATCACATGACACCAGAAGGTGAAATTGTTTCAGTTGAGGTAGATTAAAAATGATTCGTTCAGATAATGTCCGTTTGTTCCAGCTTATGTTACAAGATACATTCAAGCTAAAGCATAGGGTTAACTTTGCAAAAACCAAGGTTTTGCGTTTTGATGGCGATTCTTGCATGGGCATGTATGAAGGCGAGAATGTATCAGATAAAAAGATAAACCACAAAATCAGGTTTGCCACTAGCGAGGTTAAAACTGTAGAGGATTTGTTTTCTACCCTTGCGCATGAATACGTACACGCTTGGCAAATGGAACACGGCTTTGACCTAGACCATGACACTGCATCAGGTTTCACCAATTGGCGAAAATACTTTCAGGCATATTATGGCATTGACATTGTAAGTATGGGGCGATAAATGAAATATAAAATTAAGAAGGTTTTTTGTAATAACCGCACAGAATACCACATTCTCAGGACATTAGATGATTCGCTACTAGATGTTGAATTAGATTATGGCACTGCATGGGTTAGAATGTTGGTTTACGAAAATCTCGAGAAATGAATACTTTTGTTTCCCAGTAAAATTGAATACTCAGGTATTCAATTTTGCGCCAAAATTATATCATATAATTTTGGGGCGTGTCAAGGATTTTTTATAACATATTTTTTGTGGGGTTATTATTTTTTAGGCTTTTTTCGTGTATAATTCACGCATGAAAACAATTTATTCACCCTCTCAAATTTCCCGATTTAATCGCTTTTGTGATCGTCACGGGCTTGCATTTAACACAATTTCCGAGTATAATTCGGCAATTAAACAATTTTTCCTGAAAGACTAAAAATGGCTAAAATCAATCGTGTTTCAATTTATGACATGGACGGCACTATCGTTTGCAGTTTGCATAGGTACCGCACAATTGTAGATGATTCAGGCGAACGAATCGACTTAGGTTATTGGAGAGAAAATGAATATAGAGCTTTGGATGATTCACTCTTGCCACTCGCAGAACAATACAAAAAAGACCTCACAGATGAAAACTGTTTTGTCATTATTGCTACTGCCCGTGTTTTGCGGAATCCTGATTATGAATTTATTGATTCGGTTTTGGGAAAACCTGATTACATTATCTCTCGCACTGACGGCGATACTGTTTCAGGCGGTACACTAAAAATCAATGGCTTGGCAAAGTTTTTTAATCTCAAGCCTTTTAAAGATGCAGAATTTACATTTTATGAGGATAACGTGAACTACTTAAAAGCGGTTTGTGATCGTTTCAATATTCGGGGCGTTTATGTACCCTCAAAACAAGGTCACTAATTAGCAAACCTGAGTATTCAAAAATAATTGAATACTCAGGTTTTCAAAATAACTGTTGCTTTTTAGCAACAGTTTGCGCCAATTATACTAGTATAATTGAGCCCGTGTCAATAGGGTAAACCCTAATTTTGTATGATATTTTTTCACAGGGTCTGTGAGATTTTTTCCGATAAATTTTGTTGACATGGGCGAAAATCGGTTATAATCTGTGCATACCAACTAAGGGCTTCAAATGGCTAAAAAACAATTCTTTGCAATCTTGGACACTGAAACCACGATTAACGACACTGTGGCAGATTTTGCCATTGTGATCGTTGACCGCGAAGGCAAGATTTACAACCAATGCGCGGTTTTGGTAAAAGACCATTTCGACAAAATGGAATTGTTCCACGACAAAAAAGCTAACGATATTTGGGGTTATGCGGGTTTGCAAAAACGCAAAGCGGTCTATGATGCCATGCTAGATTCTGGCGTGCGTATGCTTGCATCAGTAAATGCAATTAATAAATGGATTAATCAAGCCATTGGCAAATATAATCCCTCATTAACTGCATATAATCTGGCTTTTGACCTTTCAAAATGCGCAAATACGGGTATTGACCTTTCAGGCTTTAATGCTAAATTTTGTTTATGGCAAGCCTCAATTGGCAATATTTGCAATAAAAAAGCATTTAAAACATTTGCGCTAGATAATCACCAATTTAATAAGCCTACTGCAAATGGTAATATGACATTTAAAACCAATGCCGAGATTGTATGCGGTTTTTTAAATAATAATATTATTGACGAGCCTCATACAGCATTAGAAGATGCGCGCGATTTTGAATTACCTATTCTTACACATATTATTAAAAAACGTAACTGGCAAGATAATATTAAGCCTTATGCGTGGCAAGATTTTCAGGTAAAAAATCATTATGTCGCTAAATAATCAAATGCGGGTATTATGGATTATGGCATTATGCCTGCATTTAATTGACGATAAAAGGCTTGAAACAGAATATAATAAAAAGCCTTTTATTATTCAGACAATATCGGAGATTATATAATGGAAAATATCGGTTGGCTTGGTTCAATATTATTGGCATTTTGCGGATTACCGCAAGCCATAGAATCATATAAAACAAAATCCTCTGAGGGATTAACTTGGGGATTTATTGCAATGTGGTTTGTAGGCGAAATATTAACTGTGATTTATGTTTTGCCTAAAATGGATTTGCCATTATTATTTAATTATACTGCTAATATTATATTTTTATCAGTTATTATATATTATAAAATAAAACGGAAATGAATACTTTTGTTTCCAGTAAAATTTGAATACTCAGGTATTCAAATTTTGCGCCAAAATTATATCATAATTTTGGAGCCCGTGTCAATAGGTACTTTCCCTGATGTTGCTGGCGCGCTACAAATAACCCCACAAAAAATATGTTTTTGACAATCCCACAATTTCCTATATAATAGAGACTTCTTTAAACGCTAACCCTGAAAGGAAAAGCAAATGGCTAGCAAAACTGTCAATT